AGTAGACATCCAGGACATCGACGGAGAAACAGGACGTAATGCTAACGGAGATATGGTGCGTGACCGTATCACGACCAAGAGAAAGTTAAACTGCGAATGGGGCATGCTGACTCAGGGTGAAATGAGTCAGATTTTAAATGCCGTGGCTCCTGAATTCTTCGAGGTGTCTTATCCGGATCCAATAAACGGACAAACAACTAAAACGTTCTACGTTGGTGATAGAACGGCTCCGAGCTACTCATTTACTGAAAAATTCAAGCCATGGTCTGGCGCTAAGTTCAATCTGATAGAAAGGTAGGTTTTTAAATATGGATGTATTCAGACGACAGAAATTCAATGAAGCTATGTTTGCTAAAAACCGTACTCTTGCTATCAGAGTAGGACAGTATCAATCTAGAGATATCAACGAGGCTAGTTTTGATTACGGATACATCAAAGGCGATACATATAAGCCAGGTGGGACGTGTGCAGGTAGTGCCAAGATTGTTTTTGCGAGCGTGATTACATCGTTCAGCAAATTAGATAAAATTTATCCAGAGATTGGCCTTTTGGTTGATGGAACCTATGAATGGGTCAAAATGGGTGAATATTTCATTAACGATATTGAGATAGACCGCAATCGTAAAACGACCAAGCTTGATCTCATGGATGGAATGTTTAAGTTGAACCGTGAACACGTCACAGACTTAACTTATCCAGCAGAAATCAGAAATGTGATCAAAGAAATCTGTTTAAAGACAGGTGTCGAACTTGCTAATGAAAACATGGGTATCGCATCCATGAATTATCGAATTGACAAGATTCCTAAAGATAAAAAAATGACATTCCGAGACGTATTAGGGCAATCAGCTCAAATGCTCGGAATGTCTTGTTTTTTCAACCGTGAAGGAAAATTAGAAGTCAAGGAATTGACCGACTCAGGTATCACGATTACTGCTGATAGCTACTTCATGCACGGATTGACCAAGAGCGAGATCGAGTATCAAATTGCAGGTATTACTTGTAAAAAAGATAAAGAAACGCTCACGGTCGGATTGCGTACAGGTCGTTCGCTCGAGATTGAGAATGTGTTGATGTACCAATCGGCCTTAGATAACTTGTATCACAGTATCAAGGATATTAGGTATTATCCATACAGCCTGAATTATCAAGGGCATCTATTACTTGATGTTGGTCAGTGGGTAACTATCAAAACCAACACAGGAGAGACTTTTAAATCTCCAGTTTTGAGCCAATCTTTTAATTTTAAAGGTGGGCTTCGTGGTCGCATTAGCGCTGACAGCAAAGCTGGGAATGATGCGCAATATTCGTATGCAGGTACAATTACCAAAAAGATTGAACAATTCAATGAGTTTGAAGCTCAACTTCAAAACCAAATTGAGGAAGCAGATAGAGGGTTCGATGCAAAGGTTGACCAAATAAAGCAAGATTTTAGCGACCAAATCAAACTTGTTGAAGCAAAAACCGAAGAAAACAAACGTTCGTTATCCGAAGAAATCAATCGAAGGTTTAAAGATTTCAGTCCTGCTGGATTTGACGAAGCCAAAGCAAAAGCAGAAGAAGCCTTGAAAAAAGCTGGCACGACTGCTGAACTTATTAGTGAAATCAAGGAAGTTATTCGGGGAAACTCTATTGATCTCATCAATATCTCTAGTAGAGTTAACGAGCAAGATGGCAAAATTACTGACTTTAAAAATGAATATGGCTCTAAAATGCTTGAAGTCAATCAAACGACAGATGGCATTATAACAAAAATCGGAGAAATAACATCATTCATTGATAAGGACGGCCAACGTCAAGAAGAATTGAAGCGATATGCCAGAGAAGAAACAGCTAATCAAACAAATGCTATTCGTGAAACAATATCAAGAGATTATGTCGCTAAAAGCACTTACCTTGAAAATGTTGAAGGCATTAACCAACGTTTTGAAGCTCTTAAACGAGATAACGAGGTCAAACTAGCCGATTACAAACAAGGGATTGACGGACGAATTACAACACTTGCAAGTCAAATGGCTGGAAAGGTCAACGACGCTGATTTCCAAAGAGTTAAAGAAACAAGCCAATTATACGAGCGTGTTTTGGGTAACACAGAACAAGGCTTGCCTGATAAAATTTCACGTTTGGTTATGACCAACGAGATTTTCCAAACAGAAGTCAACGACTTAGTCGTATCTGATAATAACTTGATTGTCAATTCTGAAAAGCTTGATAAACATACAATCGTTAATAAGAGAAATGGAGTCAATATCTATAATACACCGTATGGCGTATTCAATATTGATGCTCAAGGTTTTACTGGTTATAACTGGGGCGGGTTCACATTGCCTATTTACGTTCCTAAAATTTTAAAAGGCGAAGTGTATACGCTGGGTTTTAAGTATAAAATTAGGCGACAACTAGATCATGAGTTTTGCGTGGTTATTAAAAATCATTCACAGAACAAAACTGTTTTACAAAAAACGATTGCCACTCCGGAAACACCAGTCAGAAACGTTTGGATTGATTTCCAAAGTACGTTCAAAATGACAGAAGACCTTGATTTTGACCAAGTAGGGAGCTTCCCTATTTACTTCTATCTTGTAAAAAATGGATGGATAGAAGTCAAAGAGCCTATGCTTGTGAGAGGTCCGAGAACTGGTAGCTTTAAGCCAAGCCAATTTGACGAAGCTTATAAAATGACAGACGAAGCTAAAGGACTTGCTACGGATGCACAGACAAGAGCGATACAGATTGCTCAAGGTTTAGAAGCAACACGGACACAAGTCACACAGCTTGCAGGTTCTTGGTCGGTTAAAAATCTTAATAGTGCAGGCGATTTAATCAATGGTATCAACTTGGGAGCAGATGGAACTACCAGATTTGTTAGTAAATTAACGCATATTTCAGGCGACACCTTGATTGACAATGCAGTTATCAAGTCAGCCATGGTTGATAAATTGAAGACTGCAAACTTTGAAGCTGGTTCAGTGACTACTAACATTTTAGAAGCTGAAGCAGTAACAGCTGATAAGGTTAAGTTTGATACTGCATTCATTCAGAAGTTAGTTTCAAAACAAGCATTCATTGATGAGTTGTTTGCGAAACAAGCGACGATTACTCGGATTCAATCCATTGACTTCACAGCTAACCATATTAAAGGTGGGATGCTCACGTCTACAAACGGTAGATCAGTCTTTGATTTGAACTCTGGACAAATTCGGATGCAAAGTGGGTCTACTGGGTGGAGAACCTCATGGGATTCGAATGGATTAGCGTTTATAGGCCCTGGTAATGACGTTTGGGGTGCGATGGGTGGTGACTCTGGCGGTGGTGTAGGTATCTATATGCGTGGAGACCATGCATTTAACTTAGTTGTAAACCATAACGATGATGAGAAGTCACAGCCTTATACACCTTTGCGTGTAAAATATGGAGATGGTACATACTTGCAATTTTCTCCAGGCGGACCTAGTTACAACCTGTTAACTTTATTTAAAACTATCTTTGATAATTTTAAATACAATAATAGGACCTATTATGATATTAGATAAAACGAGGTGAACAATGAACACATCAAATAAAGTGATTCAAAGCTTAGGTATTCAACTAGCAAATAAGACAATCGATGAGGCTTTTAGTCTTGCTGAACGTGACGAATTACGGGAGCAACTCCAAGAAGCCCACGGGCAACTTGAAAAAATCAACAAAGTCTTGCAATCAGATGAAAAACTAAAAGAATTGTTTGACGAAATCGCAGAAAAATTAGAAAAGGAATAATATATGGCATTTAAAATCATTAACAAATACTTACAAGAAAACAACAGAACATTCGTAGCAATTCGACAAGATGCACCATACACGGCATTTGAACGTGTTTTGATTGGCAATCACATGAATGAGTCAGATGAAGATTTGATTAAGGCAGTAATCGGTCAAGTAACGACTGAATTTAATCCTGCTGAAGGAGTTAAAAAACTTCAAGAAGATTTGCAAACTCAAGCACAAGAATACGAAGTTAAGCTCGCTGAGAAAGATGCAAAAATCGCAGAAGTAAAAGCTGTCGCAGATTGGGCGGTATTGGTTCGTGTAACAGATGTAGATAATCCGCTAGATCCAACAGTTTTCAAGCGTGGACTTGAATTGGTAGACCTTGGCCAAGTTGGAAAAACTTACAAACCACAAGAAATCTTCACACTTAACAATCCGAACCATGTTGAGAAGTTCCAGGAAGGGCAACGTGTCATGGTTCAAGTGAACGAAGAATTCACTTATCAAGGTCAAACGCTCGAAGAGCTAGCAAGTCTTGAACAAAACGGAAAGCTAGGCATTTGGAAATGGACTGAACCAAAACCAGAGAAACAATCTAGCGAGCTAGACACTCAACCTGTTCAATAAGAGGTGACGTATGCGAGATTTACCAATTCATGAGCTTATTGAACATCTAAAGAACCTTTCGTCTAGTCCATACATCCACATCTTTTTTTGGCTGATGATCCTGGATATCGTTACAGGATATGTCAAGGCATTTAAGACTAAACGATTTGATAGTAAGATTGGAACCATGGGTTTGATTCGTCATTTCGTAGTATTCACAGTCATCTTACTTGTTGCGATGTATGCTCGTTCATTGGGTGTTCGTCCGTTGGGAATTACCTGGACAATGTTCTTCATTGCTAACTACCTAGGCTCTGTACTTGAGAACTGGGAAGCGATTGGTTGGGCATTCCCTGAATTCTTGAAACCTTACATCAACCAAATTAAGAAAGACAATGCTAGAAAACTTGGTCAATTATTAGTTAATGTTGATCAGAAAGATAAAATCGAAGTTGAAATAAAGGAGAAATACGATGCAACAAATCAATGAAATCATCATCAATGCAGCAATTAGCATTCTTGTCATTTTGACTGGTATTGCAGTTAAATCAATCAAGGAATACCTGGTAAAAAAAGGTGGCGAACAGACGGTCAAGATTGTCGAAATCTTAGCCAAAAATGCGGTCAATGCAGTTGAACAGGTATCGGCTGAGACTGGTTACAAAGGTGAAGAGAAGCTGGAACAAGCTCGAATTAAAATTCGGGCAGAGCTTAACAAATATAATATTGGTATGACCGACAAAGACTTGGACACATTCGTTGAATCTGCTGTCAAGCAGATGAATGATGCGTGGACTGAAAAATAGATCAAGAGAACCTTTTTAGGTTCTCTTTTTAATATCTAAAGAAAGGAGTCACATTTGAAGAAAGTCATCGAAAAGAAGCTTGAAATTACATCGAATAATAGAGATGTGGATAGACTCTATCAAGAATTCTTCAGCATGGATAAGAATATCGCTGAATTCAAATTCAATCTTGAGAATCTAGCTGCTGACAAAGTCATCTGCTTGTTCTATTTCAAGCGTTCAAAACGATATTCAACAGTTGATGCGACAATTGAAGATAATACCTTTACTGTCAAGTTTGATACATCGTTGATAACAATGGATGAACCTGTTATCGGGTATATCTATTTTGAAAAAGTAGAGAAATCTGCTGACGTGTATAGCTTCCAGTTCAATGTTCGAGTTAGTGAACTTGATAAGTCTAAGAATGCGCCTGTAATCGAGCAGAAGACAGGTCGCATCGTAGACATCGATAGCATTGTCACTAGGACAGAGTTAGAAGAAATCCTCAAGACTGTTCACGTTGCTAGCGATGCATATGACGATTCGGAAGTTATTCGACGGTTAGCGCTGCTAGAAGCTAAGCCCGAAATCGACACAAGCGGTTTTGCTACTAAGGAAGAGTTGCAGAACATTTCACTGACTCCAGGTCCAAAAGGTGACCCAGGACCACAAGGAAACCAAGGAGAAGTTGGACCTCAAGGACTTCAAGGACTGCAAGGACCACCAGGACCTAAAGGAGAGACTGGAGAACGTGGACCACAAGGCGACACTGGTCCAAAAGGATCTGACGGTTTACAAGGTCCTATTGGACCTCAAGGTTTGCAAGGTGAACGAGGGCAAGACGGACAAACTGGACCTCGAGGGGAACGAGGGGAACAAGGACCAATCGGACAAACTGGACCGGCTGGACCGCAAGGGCCTATTGGTTTAACTGGTCCAAAAGGTGCTGACGGCGTGGGTATTCCTCAAAAACTGACCTTATCCGGAAACACGCTTATTTTGTCTGACGGGGGCGG